GTCCATTGTGGTTTTTCTGAGCCGGAAATGCGCCTGTGTCGTGGGTGCCATTGCATTTTCTTTCGTTTTGTTTTCAATAACTTATGCGATTTTGTACAAAAACATATACAGCCACCCTTGTACCACAGTGGTAGGATGCGTATATAGTTATTGTAGGCTAGTAACCAAAGGGAGATGGAAATGGCTAAATTTACTACAGAGTATGTGTTTGACACTGCAACACACATCAACGGCATGACTAAAAATGAGATCGTGTGCTTTCACTTGTTCAACCCAAACGGTCTGGTTGCCAAGCTTCCTGACTTTGATGACTTTTGTCACGGTGACGTTTTCTTTGCTGGTTGCGAAATGCTTTATGGTCGTCACGACAACTATCACGCCAAGTGGTTGCGCAATGTGTGCAACAAAGAAAAGAGCTACACCAAGTGGCAGCTAATGTGGAATTTGGATAATCTGGCAGCCGATGTTGACCGGGCTTGGGCTACAATCGCAGAGAAAAAGGCGGCAGCATAATGACCCAGTACGTTGCTTATTATCGTGTCTCAACAAAGCGCCAAGGCCAATCCGGCCTTGGCCTCGAAGCCCAGCAGGCGCTGGTTGCGCCATACGCTGACGGCATCATGCACTCATTCACTGAGGTCGAGAGCGGCAAGGTTGACGCCCGGCCACAGCTTGACGCCGCCCTTGCGCTATGCCGCGAGACTGGCGCGTCTATCCTCATCGCCAAGATCGACCGCCTGTCGCGTGACGCTGCATTCCTGCTGACACTGCGTAAAGCTGGCGTCGATATCGTTGCCGCTGACATGCCCAACGCTGGCACGTTAGAGTTCGGCGTCCGGGCTGTTGTTGCACAGCATGAGCGTGAAGAGATCAGCAAGCGCACCAAGGACGCCCTCGCAGCCGCCAAGGCGCGTGGCGTCAAGCTGGGCTGTCCTAACCCACGCGCAGGCGGTCTGGCATCTGGTGCCGCCCGGCGCGAAAAGACTGAGCGCGTTGCCAGCAAGGCAATGCCAATCATTAGCGCGATGCGTGACGCTGGTGCGTCACTACGCGCTATCGCCGCCAGCCTTAATGACGCTGGCATCACAAGCGCAATGGGCGGCCAGTGGTATGCGTCCAGTGTGCGTAACTTGATAGGGGTAAAGTAATGCTTAAAGACACTATCGGTATGCTGTTTGTGACAGCATTTGTAATCACGTTTTTTACTAACGCCGTCACAGATTGGAATTTCTGGTATTTGATGGCTCGCTTTGGGGGGCAGTGATGATGGAGATTAAAATTTGCCAAAGCTGCTTAAAAGAAAAAAATCTTGGTGATTTTCCTGTTAGGAACGATCGAAGCGGAAGAATTAGACCATATTGTAAACCTTGCGCTAACAAGGCTAACAGATCACGCTATGCCAGTTATAAAAGAAACAGCCCTTGGAAATTAAGGGCTAACAAAAAGAAAGCCACTTGCAAGGATAGGGGCGTTGCATATGACTTAGACGCCGCGCATTTAGAGGAAATTTGGACAGGTTTTTGCCCTGTATTTGGCGTGAAAATTGGTTTTGATTTGCATAGAAATAATGAAAACGCTGCCGAAATTGACAGAATTGAACCTGAAAAAGGTTATGTGAAGGGAAACGTGGCGTGGCTTTCAAGAAAAGCAAATCGAATAAAAAACAATGCGTCACCTAATGATATTGAAAAATTAAACACTTGGATGCAATCGATTAAAACAGGAGTAAACTAATGGTCGGAAAACTTACACCAAATACCCAGTTGAGCGTTAGTAAAACGGCTGCCTTGCTTAACGCATCACCGTGGGAAACTCAGAACGAATTGCTTGAGCAGTTCATCAGTATTGATGAGGGCAACCCACCAAAGTGGATACCGCAAAATGAGCCAATGGAGCTTGGCGATTACTTTGAGCCAATGATATTGCGAAAGGCTGCCGAGCGGTTGGGCTTGACCAATGTTGAGACTGACATCACCGTGCCATACCAGCACGACCACTTGCCACTAGCTGCCAGCCTCGATGGCACTGGCGTTGGCAAGGGTTCAATCATAGCCAACTGGGATAAGGGCATTTATGTGCCGCAGGGTGGCGCAATTGACATTGAGGGTATCGGGCTGCTTGAGGCCAAACTTACGTCAGCCCGGCCAGAGGAGATCCCGGCACCGCATCGAGGCCCGCTGCAATTGCAGGGTCAGATGATGTGTACCGGCTACAAGTGGGGCTGCGTTGCTGTGCTGTATCAAAGCACGACCCTGCGTCTGTTTGTCTATCAGGCTGATGAGGTAATACAAAACCGCATCCGCGAGGCGGTCATTGATTTTGAAAATCGCCGAAAAAATATTGACAAGTACCCAGTCGTGTCACCGGCAGATGGGGTGGCGGCGTATGGCAGGGTCGATGCTGACGCACCGCCCATCGAGTTGACTGACGACGGCGCTGACTGGGTCGATCACCTGATGACGGCCAAGGCCAACAAGGCGATGGCCGAGCGTGAGATCGACATTGCCACAGCATCTATTATGGATCTGATGGGCAGCCACGACACGGCCTTCGCGTCAGTCGGCAATCGCCGTGTGCAGGTCAAGTGGCCGACCCGCAAGATGCGGGCGCAGCCTGAGAAGGTCGTGCCTGCCAAGCCTGAGACTGTCATGCGCCAAAAAACCCTAACGCTAAAGGAGATTGACTGATGCCGCCAAAGCGCCAAGAAAGCTCTTGGAGACCGATTGTAAACGCGGTGGCCGCTTACCACCATTACAACGGTTACGGCCCGACAGTGGACGAAATAGCCTATGCTGTGGGTCGATCAAGAACTGCCGTCAGGTTTCAACTGGAAAGACTGTTGGAGGATGGCATCATAACACACACACCCGGCAAGATCAGAACGATCAGGGTGGTTGAATAGGTAAGGGGGCGAAAGCCCCTTTATTTTGTTAAGCCCTTCATCTTTTCAAATGACCTCATGCCGCCAAGCCCAAGCATACCCATCAATACAGTAAGCAGGCTGCTCATGTCGAACTGAGGCAGATCAGGCAAAGCCACACCGGCATAGGCGCTAGCAAAGATAACGAAAGGCGCAAGGACAAAGTGCCAAGCCAAGGCAACGCCGCATGTCCAACCAACGAAAGGCCGCCAGCCCGCCACAAAAATGCTGCGATGCTGCGCCTCGGCTTTGTTGATTTCAAGCTGCCCCTTGGCAAGCTCTTGCGCATGACGCTGCGCCATCGTGGCAACCTCATGTGCCAGCTTGGCCTTCTGATCTTTATCCTCAATGAACTTGTCTAGCAGGCCAGTGACTGGCCCAATTAAAGCTTCAAGCATTTACTTACCCTCGTGTGACATCCAGACGGCGAACGCACCAGTGGCGGCGCCGACGATAGTTGAAACAAACGCGGTTTGTTGTGTCGTTGCCGCTGCACCCAAACCCATATACCACTCACAAACTTGCCAAGCCATCCCGGTAAAAACCAACATCATCAGACGCGGGATGATCTTGTATTCGGTAATTGCTTTAGCCATCAGCCAAAGCCCTCATTCGTTTGACTAGTCTCTCTGAACGGTTCGGGAGTTGACGCGCCCACTTGCTGTCGAGCATTTCTAATGCAGCCCCAGCCCAGTCTCTGTCATTGACGCACTGGCGCATAGCCTTAAAAAGCCGCATTCTGGGCAAGCCCATATTAAACATCATGTTGGCGATGATGCGCTGTGCCTCTTCTGGTAGCTCGCTGAAATCCTCATAGAGCCGGTGACAATCCTCGCGCACGATTGCAATGTCCAAATCGAATAGCTGCTTCATGCGGCGTTCTGTAATTGTGTAGCCCAGTGGCTTGCCGTGTTCTGCGTCACCCTCGATGATGCGATGCCCTACGCCCACAGTCAAATGACCGGCTGTGCATTTATACACGTCCAGCCTCATGCCCTCATCAGCAATTAGTTCCTCGCGTAGCTTGTCGATATCCATTAGCGTCTCATCTCCAAAACGTGATCAACCGTTTTAATCCAGCTATCAATTTCCTCTTCAGCCGTGAAGCGTGACGCGGGCAGGCGCATACTATATTGCCGTACTGACGTAACCGGCATGAACAAGCACCTTCTGGCATTGGGTGATACAAGGCACAAAACATCGTAGTCATCTTTCGTAGGCAGTTTTTTAGTTTTGCAGCCGTGACCAAGATTAAAGTGATGCCGGGCTGACTTATGATGGCAATGCACAGCCAGCGTGGCCGTCTTAACTTGAACCCTGATAAAAGTTTGTTCACAAAACGCAAGTACATCAATCCTATCCATTGGACAGTGGGTCGCTTTCCAACCGCCATCCATACTGAGGATGGCCGCAAGAGCAGTATGCTCACCAATCAGCCCGGTTGTTGTTTCGCTCATCTAAGCCCAATGGCTCCGGCTGTTGTCACCATAATTGTTATGAACAAACCTACCACAACAACCACCAAAGCGAAAACAGCTAAACCGATCTTCATGTTTTCGACCATTTCATCGTGTGCAATGGCGGCTTCCCTTTGAGCTTTTAGCCTTGCCTCTTTCTGCTCGCGCAAAGCCTTGTTGTGATGGTTGATAATCTCTTGCCACGTTGACGGCTGATCGGCTGGCTTCGGCCAGCGCATGTTGATCATCGTGGCGATCTGCTGCATCTCTTCGTTGAGACGCTTTGCCTCAAGCACTGCGTCAATGCTGCCCCTAAAGCTAACATCGCCAACACCGGCCTGCTTGTTGCGTTCCTCGTTTAGTTTTTTCTGAGCCGAAAACAACGTGCCAATCTGATCCGACAAATCAGCCACCGATTGCACGTCATTAACCCGCGCTTTGATAAAGGCTATGGCATTAGACGCGGCGCTAACCGCCATAAGGGCTGTGCTTATTGGCTCCATTTAAGACAGCATCCCTTTTCTAAGCGGCAAACACTTATAAGATTTGGCGAGAAAGTCACCGGGTAATTCGCCAATATCCTTTGCCATTTCATGCACTCGCTCAACACATGCCTCATATGATGACCACGGCCCACGAAAATCATGCAGTTCGATGCAATTTGTTGGCGCGCTCAAAGAGCAGGCTAAAACGATTGCCTTAAACATCGCCTTGCAGTCGCTTGACGATACGCTTTACTGTGTCAGTTTCCCAGATGCGGATTAGTATCCAGACGCCGGTAAACAAAGCCACGACATCCGGTACCATAGACATCCAAGCAGCAAATGTGCCGGTGCCAGCTATAACATCCAGAATGACTTTGTTTTCCTCGTTCATCAGATAGCATCCTTATGCGTAAGGGCTGTCACCACAAGCGGCAGGCCAAGCCGCCTTTAGCTCGGCAATAGTTGTCGCGCTATCGCCAGCAGTCGGCGCGTCACGAAGAGCTTGCTTGTCAGCCACAATCTGAGTTGTGTCTGCGCTTGCTTCAAGTGCCTTCATATAGTCTGTGTCCAATGCCTCAAGCAATGGTGTGCGAACCTCACGAACCTTGTCAGCAAAGATTTCTTTTGCCTTGGTCAAGTCCTCGCTAATCACGTTGCCGGTCAATGACCAAGCACCACGAAAGTCACGATTTGCTGGAACGGTAGCAGTTGAGGCATCAATCTGATTACCGTCCTTATCCACGATATAAGTTGTAACAGCCATTATAATCTCCTAAGCGGCTAAGTTTAGTTCATCAGATATGCGCCACGAATTGCGCCATTCTCTTGTTTGCGGTAACTGTTCCTTACGGCATATTACCATAGTCGGGCGATTGCCCTCATCCCAATTCTGCCAGACGCTTTGTGGGCAGTCCTTCATAATTAGGTATTCGATAGCTTGCTCTTCGGTCATTGCTGGCATTGGTTCTGTCTGGTGCAACAGATAGCCACGAGTGTGCTTCTTGAAGTCAGGTTGCGCTTCATCTTTAGCTAACTCGTGATACACCCACACAGGCGGCAGGATACCGCCCTGCAATGCACACGCCATCCAGTTGGGGTCAGGCACAAGTATCTTAGCGCACTCATCAACGCTGTCCTCATAGACTACACGATAGTCTGACTGATAGGCTTCTAAGTTTTCTTTTGCCCAGCATAGCCTGTCAAATAGGTGTGTGCCTTGGAATGATGGTGTCTGCATTATGCTAAGTCTCCTAATAATCCAGACTGAACATCTGCTGCATCAACATTACTATTTGAAGCTGCTTGTCTTATCAGTACGTCAATGCTTGTTGTTGCGTGACTATCAGTAGAACAAAATGACCGTGACCCACCGGAATCTAAACCACAAGTAGCAAGGGCAGAAAAATTTGCAGAAGACAGTGCATTTGTGAAATCAACTGTGTAGTTACCCGTACCGTTGTCTGTTAATCCACTTACGTTAAGGGAATCACGAGTTGCTATTGTTCCAGTGCCGTTAAAGTTAACCCACGCCTTCGCACTACCATTAACAACGTAACTTGTATCAAGTGACCCAGCGGTGCTGTGTTCGATTTGGTCTGCTATAATTTTTCCAGCCATTTTATGCTAGGTCTCCGTGTGAAATAATTGAACAACGACTTTCATCAACAGAACTATGACTTGAATTGTAAGTTCCTATTTCAATTTGTGTAGCGGTTCCGCTTGACCTATTAATAGCGTGGTATGCCCCTGAACAGGTCGTGTGTGCGCCAACATTTGCTCTGTATGGATTACTCATATTTATTTGATAAATTCCGGTTCCCGCATCTACAAAACTCGCCTGATTGAAACTGTCTGTGGTTGTTGCAGCAGAACCATTAAATCGTGACCACACCTTCGCCAAACCTTGCTGCAACTGCATAGTCGCCGCACCGCCTTCAGAGGTCACTGTGATGTCACCAGCGGATGTCTTGCCGGTGAGGTTGTCTACTTTTATCTCACTCATGCTAGGTCTCCAAGTTGATGTATATGGGTGCGTGGACAATCGACATAGGAACTTTGACCCTCGTTAGCGGTGCTAAATGCCTCTGTGCTAGTTGTTAATGTTCCAATTCTAAATTCACCACTATTGTTGCCTTGCGCCGTTCCACTGGTTTGACAAGAACCTGTAACTGAATAATTCACACTAGAAAAACTGTTGGTAAAACTGAGGGTGTGCTGACCTGTACCGTTATCAGCGATTGAACTTGTGTTGAAACTGTCATTCAAAGAAGGCGTTCCACCACTAGCACCAAGCGACTGCCACGCCTTCGCCGCACTTTGCTTTGTCAGCGTGACAGGACTGGTGCCATCACTACCTGTGATTGTGTCTGCTCTTAACTCTGACATATTACACCACCGTCCAAGTTTCGTCTGTGCCAACCGTTACTGTTACACCGCTGGCTATAGTAATTGGCCCTGCCGACATAGCGTTACGACCATTAGTAATTGTGTAGTCAGTGTTTACAGTTAAAGCGTTTTCGTAAATAGGAATACCGCCCAAACCAACAGGCCCACTAAACTCACCGCCTGTCAATGGCATTGCATCAGACCCATTATATAGTCGATACACAGTAATAACTACGCTGTCACTTGCAGTAAGCGCAGTCAAACCGCTAATCGTGTTTGCTGTGCTTGTGTTGTAATCCGTTCCAGCAATTAACAGAGTGCCATTAAGTGTTACTTGGAGATTTGCACCAGACGTAAACACCAGCAATGCGCCACTATTATCTGGGCCAGAAATGCTAGTCTCACCGCCAGCAGCCGTGTAAGTGTAGACTTGGTTGTTAGCAGTATTTGCGTCAGCGCCAATGTACCGCATCAGGTTATCTCCATAATACTCAATGTCGCATCAATCTTAGCTGTTGTGCCACAGTCAATTTTAACAACATCGCCAGTTTGCAAGATGTACTTGTTGCCAGCCATCAACTCCAGAGATGAGCCAGCTAATATCGGAACGTCTTTGATGACGCTGACTGTCTCGTTAGTTTCAACATCAACCGTTGTAGAAACAATTTGCACTGTGGCTGTAATTGATGTTGTGTCGATGTTTGCCAGTGTCAGGCCAATGATAACCGTGGTTGTCGCAGCCGGAACTGTATAAAGCGTGTCAGGCGTACCAGAACTGGCTGGCATAGCCCCATTAGTCTTAAGTTTAAAAGTGTTAGCCATTTTACTATCCTAGTGCTATTGCCAATGCTGTGGCAGTATCAGCCGCCACGCTTTCAATCAACGCCGTGTTTGCCGCTGAAATATTTACAAACAAATCATAGTTTGCGCTGTTTATGTTTGTGCTTAAAGGCACAACACCAGCAGATGTATGCGCTGTATTAACCCGATAAACATTGTTGTCGCTTGGATCAATAACCAAGTCACCAGCCGCATAGTCAACGCCCGCCGCCCAATTGCTTCTAAAATCGCCAGCCGTAGTTGTGGCGATTGGGTTGCCATCGCTGTCAAACGCTAGAAACTTTAACGCCCGGTCTGCCTTGGCTGGCAGGGTCATGTCAACAACGCCGCCATCTTCGACTAGCGCAGGGTCATAGACCGGGGCGCGTAGGCCGCGCTTACCCTCTTCAGCCACCTGCTGATCAAAGATTGTCAGCGCATCTAGCTGCTCATTGAGGCTTGACGCAAGCAAGTCACCAGCGGTCACAAAGTCTGTGACGCGCTCAATGTCACGCGCACCAACAATAACAATCTGATCTGACGCAGTTGGTGTCGTGGGTACGCTTGACCCAGTGACGATTGTCACTGACCCGGTGCCATTGGCATTGATTGTCACAGTGTAGTCTGTGGTGATCGTCAATAGTGTGGCGTTAAAGTAAACAACAATGTCGTTTTGGTCTAACACCTCAAACGAAAAGGCATACGGCCCAACGCCCGCTGACCCGGTGAACACGACACGTCGTGTAATTGCGTTGATATTGTAATCTGCCATTTAATGCCTCACATTCTGCCGTGAATAATACACCATTTACTGATTTTCCGCTACCCGCTCTCGCAGTTCTGGATATTGACCCATTAAGACTTTCCGAGCCGCACTGGAATACTTGTTGTAAATTGCTTTCATTGCGTCCAGCTTATCTTCTTTTGTAGGTAGCTGGTCATATATTGATGAATACAACAAATCTGTCAGCGCGTCCTTCAGCATAGGCTTGGTGGGATCTGGCTGGTTCAATGCGTAAATCAGTGAATTGTATTGCTCATTATTAAGGATCACGCCGCTGATGCGTTTGCTTGGCATTGACAAGCCATCGCCAAGCTCCATCATCTCTTGGTCAAGACCCTCATATTGAGCATCCATAATGCGAACAGGCGACCACATCTCCCACCCAGCCCCGGTGCCTTGTGTGCGAACCTCGCCCCATAGGTTTAAGGATGGCGGCATATCAGCGCTAAACATTGGATGCCGAGCTTTAGCTTTTTGGATGGCTGTGTAAAAGCCTCTAGCCGCCGGGTTAAGTAATGTCGGGTCTTCGCCAAAGAAACCCTCGCCCGGCAGCAATGTGCTTGATGCCGTTGGATCCATAACACGCTCAATCCCAGCGCCCAAAGATGATACGGTTGGGATAATTTGCAACCCGGCTGTGGTCGCTCTTTCAGCAAAAAACGACTGAGCCTCTTCAAAAGCCAGTTTTGGGTCTGCATTATTTAAGATCCGGGCTAGATCTGACACACCATCCAAGAATGGCTGCTGCATTGCGTAGTTATACAAACCAAGCGCAGCGGCAGTTGTTAGGTTTTCTAAAACGCCATTATCATCTTCATACTGCGCGTAATACGCATAGTCAGCAGACATAGCTAGCAATCCTGATATCGGGTCGAGGCGCGAATAAGTTACACCGCGATATGTGCCATCATCCATTTTGAAATTAACTGTGTGCGGGTAAAGGCCAAGGCGCTCCATAGCCTGACGCGCTTGCGGGTCTGTCGGGCCAGCCCCCATAATAATAACTTGATTGTCGGGCGAATGCAGACCACTACCCATCCACGCAAAAGCGGCCATCATAGACGACCCAGTTGCAATCTTTGCCGTAGCCATATCGGCATCACGGCCACCAGCTTTTAATGCGCGGCGCACGTCAGGGTATAAAAGCGCTAAGGGCGATCTTTCGCCAATTGCATTCATAACATTAACTGGCGTTTTAAAGAACGGCGCACCAAATATCTTAACGGCGGGGTGTGACATGAAGCCCTGCATCTCACCAGCAAAGCCGCCTAAGTCGCCTTGGAACGTCAGCACCTGAGCAGCTTCACGCGCTGTTTCTATCGCCTTTTGGTCAGGGTTCTCAAGTGCTTTGACATATTCAGCCGCAGCCAAGTCTGACGCTTCATTTTTTGGCGTACCGCCCTCTACCAGCCGGTCATAAAAATCATACTGGCGCTGGCGGGCTTGCTGCTTAATTGATGTGCGATAGGCAAAGGCTTTGAAAAATTCATCTTCTGCCAACATAAACCGGCCAGACATCCGAACATAAGTGCCAACAGTGTTTAGGGAAGCAGCAGCCACATTGCCTTCCCTAGCCTGCTTATAGATCTCAACAATATCGCCAGTGTCACCAATAGCGCGTCTATTTCTAACGTCAATTTTGCTGGCAAGGTCGCTAGCTTCCTCTTTTATAAAAGACTTTCCAGACACAACAAGCGCGTCAATAAAGCTAGTGCCAATTGTTTCAAGCCTAATTAAGCCATCACGCGCATAGGCTCTGTCTCTTGCGTCAACGCCGCCGGGCCTAATTCTGTTGACGCCGGTGCTGCCGATAGCGCCAGCCACCATTTCTTCAAGGCTTTTAGTAAGCATAAAGACTGAGTTACCGGCCACGTTAACAGAATGCGTAACTGGGTTTGATAGGATTGAATTGATAAACACTTCAGTCAGGACGTCACCGCCGCGTTGGAACAAACCCCTAACCAGCTTTGTTTTTGCGGCTGGGTTTGGCAGCGACAAATACAAGCTGCCAAGGTGTTCGACATTGACGCCTTCGTTTTCTAATATGTTTAGCAACTCATCTGACCGACGCAAATCAATGCCCACTGTTTGCGCTTGCTGCATCGCCCGCATCAATCTGGCGCTTTCACTAACAGCGCCCGACAAGTTTGAGTACATCGCAAATTCCATTGTGAGGTACTGGGCGGCGTTAGCAAACGCCTGCCGCCGCGCTGCTGGCTCTGCTGTATCAGCAGCTAGCTGGAAAGCGTCTTGCGTTTTGCGTGTCAGATCTCGCGCTAATATCAATCCAGCCAGAACATCCTCAGCCACATCGCCCCTGCCGGGCTGACGTGTGAGCCATTTCTTTAACACCTGATCTGCGCCTTGCTGCTCTGCCAGTTCTAGCATTGAGTTATAATTTATCGTGCCGCGCCGGGCGCGCTCAAACAAATCTTTGTTTA